CTGGGCAGTCGGTGGATATTACCTATATCCCAAGTTCAGCCGTATATACACTTACTGTACAGTCAGGAACCTACACACTTTCAGGACAATCGGCTGTAATATCGCGCCATAGGTACTTAAGTGCTTCTAGTGGATCGTATCTAATAACTGGTCAAGATGTTTCTATTTTTAAACATCGTTTATTGTCCGCATCTTCTGGTACATATACTTTTACTGGACAGTCAGCAGTAATCACTTGGTCTATGGTGGGTGGAGCAGTTTGGCCTGTACCTAGTCAAGTGCTATTGGGCACAGTATATGGACCAACTGGATCTGAATATACAGGTACATTGGATGTTCTAGGTATTAAATATGATATATCAACTGGACAACTAGTTAAACCAATTAATGATAAGGTTGTTATGACACTATGAAAAAGAATTATTTTAAATCTGGTGAATGGAACCTTACATGCGATGTATGTTCCAAAAAGATTAAAGCTCATGAAGCTAAACATCGTTGGGATGGTTTTGTTGTCTGTAAGGATGATTGGGAACCTCGCCATGAACAGGATTTTGTAAAAGCAAAAACTGATAAGATTACTGTTCCATATACTAGATCTATTCCAACTGAAATATTCCAATATTGTGATGCATATACACGACAAGGTTTAGCTGACATAGGTACTGCTGATTGTGCTAGAGCAGATCAAGCAACTCCAAATTTTAACGAGGTTTTATAATGGACACTGCTCACAATCGTAGACAAGGAGACAGAGAATTGCAAGAACATCAATTGAAAGAAGAAAAGCGACTACTAGAAATAGAACAAAATATTAAATCACTAGAAGAAAAGATTGATACTCTTTCAAAAGATGTTTCTGATCTAGTCTCCGCATGGAAAGCTGCTAGTTGGTTAGTTAGTCTTGTTAAATGGGTTGGTGGTATTGCAGTAGCTATTACAGCAATTGTAACTCTATTAAAAGGAGTTAAATAATGGCAACGTCCGGTTCTACTGATTTTTCAGTTACTCGTGATGACATTATTAAACGTGCTTTGCGTTTAATTGGTGTTATTGCACAGGGAGAAACTCCCACTACTGATCAAGTGTCTGAGGCTGCTGTAGCTCTTAATAGCCTAGTCAAAGCATGGCAAGCTGATGGAATGCCCTTATGGGCAATTAAACAACGCACTGTTACTTTAATCGCGGATACTGCTTCTTATACTTTAGATACACCAAAACCATTAAAAGTAATTCAAGCATGGAACCATGACACTGTGTCTAGTGTTGATATTCCAATGCGAATTATTACTAAACAAGAATATAACATTTTAGGTAATAAAGAGTCCTCTGGGAATCCAATTCAATGTTACTATGATCCGCGTAGGGACAACGGTGTTTTATATGTATTTCCAGTTCCATCTGCGACAGAGGTAGCTAATAACAATATTCAAATTGTCTATCAAGCTCCTTTTGAAGATTTTGATTCTAGTACTGATACTCCAGATTTTCCACAGGAATGGTATGACGCTATTACATATGGACTAGCTACACGCCTTGCTCCTGAATATGGCATTCCCAGTACTGATCGTAGAACATTGTGGCAAGAAATGCTAACCATCAAACAAGATGCACTTAACTTTGGTCTTGAGTCAGGTTCTTTGTATTTTGGTAGGGAGATGCGATCATGGTAGATCCTACCACTGGTATTGACCTAGAAAAAGCTGGTATCGCAGACATTGTTAATAGACAGAATGTTGGTGCCAGTCAGCGTGCTAGAAATGAATTAATTAGGCAACAGACCCAATCAGGACAATCTACAGATTTATCCTCATTATATTCAACAAAACAAAGTTCGCAAAATAACTCTGGTATTATGCCATTTGAAACATGGCAGCAACAATATAAGAATCCAGATTATTGGAAATACGACGAACTACCAAAAACTAATAATATGTTTGGTAATGTTGGCGATCAATGGTCATCATATAGAGAAGGAATTCCCAAATACACCAAAGGACTTGAAGATTATATTAAGTATGCCGCGCCTGATTTGGTATCAGATGCCGATTGGAAGAAGAACACTTCTAACACGTTTGTTTCGCACTCAGCTAATGGAATAAGTGATTATTTATATGGTTCTCCATATTTAGAAAGTACTATTCAAAATCCACTATATAAAAATCCAAACACTCCAAAAGAGGTTCTTGCTGCTTTATATCCAAGCACTTCTGCGTTCTTAAAAGATGATCCTTTTATACAGCAATTAAATTCTAAATACCAATATGTTGCTCCAGCTTCGCAATCACAATTACGATCAGCAGAAGCTGAAGGCGGTAGCGGCTTTGATTTTAGAACAAATCCATATGGATCGTGGGATTTAGGACATGATAATTTATATCTAACTCCTAAATTTAAGCATGGTCAGGGATTAGATATGCATCCAGAGGGTTCTATTTATGATAGATATCTAAATTCAAAATACTATAATCCATATAATGAGGATGGGACTTTTAATCCAGAAGGGTGGGAAGTTCGTAGTAATAAATCTCAAGCAATGGGAGGTGTTATTGGAACATTGGGTATTTTGGGCGCGGCAGCAGGTCCTGGTATGTTTGGTTGGGATCTTGGAAACAAATATGTCAATAAAGCCGTGGAAGGTGCGTTGAGGGGATTCTTATTTAGTGGTGGTAATCCAACAGCAGCATTGCAAGGTGGATTAATTGGTCCTGTTGGTGGATATATTTCTGAATCACTCAATCATTATGTTGGAGATATTGCTTCTAAATCATTGGGTGGTGCTGCTAGTGGTACATTGGCAAGTTTATTTACAAAGAACAATCCAATTGCTGGTTCTCTATATGGTGGTATGTCTGGTGGTTTAAATGCATATCTAAATTCTGTTAATGCAAATTCTGATACATTTAATAAAATGGCATCTAATACATTATCTGGATTAGTGCGAAAGAAACTTTTTAGGAATAAATAATGGCTCAAGAACAAGCGAAGCCCGGCAAGCCGCAAACAATTAGATTACCTTTAATGGGAGCATATTCAAATCGTGGATACAGCGCAAGCAAAGATCAACGGTTTGTTAATATCTTTCCTGAAACTCGCAAGGTAGATCAAATTGAAAGCACTAAGATTTTTCTTAATAAACGTCCGGGCTTAACTCTTTATAAAGATTTTGGAACTGGTGAAGGTCGCGGATGTATTTATTTTAATAATAAATTCTATGTGGCTATTGGTAATACTGTTTATGAAGATGGTGTAACTCCAACAAGCAAGATTACACTTACCGGAAGCACTGGTCCAATATCTATGATGTTAGCTAATTCCTCTACAATTGGAGATTATCTTTTTGTATGTGATGGAACCTATGCATGGATTATTAATACTACTGGAACAGTTACACAAATTACTGATACAAGTATTAGTAGAATCTTAGTAGACAATGGTGGAGCAGGTTATGGTGCCGTACCTTCAGTATCCATTTCTGGTACTGGTTCTGGTGCAACTGCTACAGCAAATGTTACTGGCGGAGTTGTAACCAGTGTTGATGTTACTGTTGGTGGTAGTGGTTATACTGGAACTCCAAGCATTACAATTGCTGCTCCAGCACTAACATTTAATCCAGCAACTGATGTTAACACTACTAATGAAACTATTGCGATTACTGGTCATAAGTATGCTACAACTAATGCTGTAGTATATAACAACGGTGGTGGTGGTTCTATTGGAGGTTTAACATCTACTAATACATATTATGTAATCTCTGTAGATGCAAATACAATTAAGTTAGCTACTTCATCTGCAAATGCTACAGCAGGAACTGCCGTTAATTTAACATCTGTAGGATCAGGCACTACTCATACACTGACTGGAACAACTACTGCAACTGCTACAGCAACATTAAACTCATTTCCAACACCTCACAATCCATCAGCTACATTTTTAGATGGTTATATTATTCTAGCAAAGGGAAGTGATGTTTATAACTGTGCTGTAGATACTCCTACTGTCTGGGATGCAGATAACTTTTTGTCTGCTGAAATGTTCCCAGATCCTGTTGTAGCTTTAGCTAGACAAAATAACCAAATTGTTGTAATGGGACACAGTTCCATTGAGTTCTTTTATGATGCTGCAAATGCTGCTGGTTCGCCCTTAAGTCGTAATGATTCCACTACTATTCAAATGGGTGTAGCTGCTCCATATTGTGTATATCAAAATGAAAAGTACTGTGCATATATATCACAATCTGACTCTGGTGGTAGGGCTGTGTGGTTAGTGGAAGGTTTCCAACCTAAGAAAGTATCTGATGAATATATTGAACGCATCTTAGATGCAGAAACTGATATTGAAGATTGTCGCGGATTTGGGTTCCGTACTAAAGGACACATGTTCTATTTAATTAATCTTAAAACAAATGGAAGGACTTTAGTATATGACCTCGACGAAAAGTTATGGCATGAGTGGTCTTCTAACACCACTGGAAATCATGGCGTTTTCCAATGCGATTATATGGCAGACAACTCTACTGGCGCTGCATATGTGCTACACTCCGCTAATGGATGTTTATACAAAGTCGACGTAGATTCTTATCAAGATGATGGTACTGCAATTCTCGTAGAGCTTGTAACTAATCGATATGATCTGGATACATACTATCGTAAGTTTATGTCTTCCATCAAGATAGTAGGTGATTTATATGAAACTACTAATAACCTATCTCTGCAATGGACTGACAATGATTATCAAACATGGTCGAATGTAAAAACAATTTCATTGTCTGACACATTCCCAGCGTTCCATCGTTTAGGTGCATTCCGTCGTAGAGCCTTTAAATTAACGCATTCTAGTAATAACCCATTACGTTTAGAATCATTAGAAGCTGTTTACACAGTAGGGAGTTCATAATGGCAGGTTTACCTCCACCTCCAATTAATGACAAGCCGGGATCTTTCACATGGTTAGAATGGTATCGCCAATTACGTAACTATGTATCCACATCAGGTTCTGTTCCTTGGTATATCATTAACTTCTCTGGTAGTAACATCACAGACATCGCACAACGTAGTCATAACAACTTGCAGAGTTTGCAAGGTGGTGCTGCAGGAGCAATGTATCATTTAGCAGAAACTGATTACAACAAAGTAATAACTCTTGGAACAGCTTCACAACAATCTGGTTTATCAGTTACAATAACAACTGCCAAACTAACACCGGGAGGAACTGATGGATCAATGACATTCGTTGACGGTGTTCTAACCACACATACACAAGCTACATAAAGGAAATATAATGGAAGAAGACAACGTTCCAAGTGGTTGGGATTATGGTCCCGGCAATCAAGATGACAATATGCAAAGTGGTTGGGATTATGGGCCGGGCGCAGCATATGATACAGGTAATACTGCTAACTATGGATTTAACCAAAACGAAGTTAATTTCTCAAATGGTCCAGCTGATAATTGGAGTTCCTATGACACTTCAATGACTCCACAAGAGCAATCAGCTGCGGGACAAATGCCCAGTACTACTAATTGGAATCCTAATAGTGGTGGTATCTCACAAGCACTATCAGATCTGTTTAATAACAAGAAGGCAATGACTGGTATTGGGGCTTTGTTTGAAGGCTTCCAGAACATGCAAAAGGCTAATGCCATGCAAGGACTAGCTTCTCGGATGCAGGGTGCTATGGACCCATTTGGTAAACAACGTCCGGGCTATCAAGCCCAACTAGCTGCTGCAATTCAGAATCCATACAGTTCGCCAATCGTGCGTGCACAAGTAGAACAACTACAACGTGCACAGGCTGCTAAGGATGCTGCTGCTGGTCGTCGTAGTAACAGTGCTACTAGTTCTCCAGCAATGCTTGCTGCACAAGCACAGATCGCGCAGAACTATATTAATAGTCTAATGACTCCAGCAGGTGCCAACATCAATCCAAGTGGTTTGTCTAGTCTATTACAGACGCAACAGCAAGGTATTAATTCTGGTATTAATGGGTTTGTATCTCCATTGCTTTCTGCTGCTGGTTACGCCACTGGTAATAACAATACTGCACAAGACATTGCAGCTATCAAAGAAAAGTTAGGACTCTAAATGACTATCCCAACAATTGATACTGGATACAAGCCCGAGTTCGGTCTTGGTGCGTTGTATCAAGGGTTTAATGCAGCGAACGCTGATCAATCTGCGGAACTTGAGTTAATCAAACAGTTTCTAGCTAATCAACGTGAACAACAGATGCAACCTATTGATGTTTCACAAGCACAGCAAAATCTAACTGCTGGTCAGTATAAGACCACACCCGAATATCAAACTGGAATGCGGGACATTATTAGTGGTCAGGGTATGAGTAATCTAGCGGCAGGTCAAACTGCTGCCGGTTTACAACCATTTGTGCAGAAAGAAAAAATCAGAGAATCTCAGAATGCGTTTGAGCGTGCTGATCAACAGAATGGTATTTATCAACTTGATAATTTAATTCAAGTTGAGCAACATCCTATTCAACGCATGGCTCTTATTAATGAACGCAATCGCATGACTCGTAATCTACGTGAAACTCCGGAATTCACTGGTAAACGTGAACTTAAAGAAACTGGTACAGACTCTGCTGAGTATATTGCAGAACTGCGGGCCGCCGAAGCCCGTGAAAAAGCTAATGCTGGTGGAAAAGATCCATACATTGAGTTTAATAAACTAAGTCCTGAAAAACGTCTTGGTATTATGGAGTGGGCTTTACAAGGTGGAATTAATCCTGTAACACGTCAACCACTACAGCAAGAAGAGTTAGCACAATGGCAAGCACTGTACAATCAAGATCTTGCAACATATAACGCCAAGCTACAAGCTGCTCAGGGTGGTAAAGTGGATATTCAAACTACAACTGAAGGTAAGGTTCCAACATATCCACAAGCATCCGCTGGAACTACTAAAGGAACTCCACAGAAACCTACTGTGTCTGATACAGACCTGATTAATAAATATTTACATAAATAAGGATAGAAATGGCCGAGCATTCATATGAACAAGTAATGACAGCTTTGCGAAATGCTGATGCTGCTGGTGATACGGAAGCAGCTACTCGGCTTGCCTCTATTGCACAGGGCTATAAGCAAGAACCCAAACAAACCTCGTCTTTTAGTCTTGAGCGTGGTATTCAGGACGTTCCACGAATTCTTAAAGATACTGCTGCTGGTATGATTGGTGCTGGAGAAGCTGGTTTAAATCTTGGGCTACAACTTCCATCTATGGCTTATGCAGCTTTAGATAAGCTACAAGAAGGCGTAGATATTGGTCTAGATAAGTTAGGCATCTCTCCATACCCAGAACAGAAAGGTCGCGGAGAGGAGCGTTATGTCAAAGCTATGGAGGCTTCTAACTATACTCCACGTACTGAAGTAGGTAAAGAAAATCTTGAAGTTGTTGGTAAAGCTTTTAATGATGTTGGTATGCCTCTACTAGCATCGGGCCTTCCCGTTGGTGCTGCTCTTGGAAGTGGCTTACAAGCTGTTGGCAAAGGAATGACTAAGTTTAATGCTGGAAAGACTCCACGAACTAATGCAGCTTTTGAGGAAGTTCTTAGGGAAGATGCAGCAAAGATTCAACAAAAGCCCGAAACACTTTCACAATATCCACAAAATGTTTTATCTGATATTGATGCTCAAATGCAAGTACGCCCACAAGATTTACAAGCACCTCAGTTTGGCATGGGTGGTAAATTATCTAAAATAGAAGATCAAGTTGGTAGAGAACGTCCTAAATTTGAACCGGGTGAGCGTGCCACACAGGAATCTATGGATCTGGAACAGCACCGTCTTGCTCAAGAAACTGCTCAAGAATCTTCTC